TCATGATAACTTCTTTTGGAAGATTACAAGGAGCACTGTGATCTGATTTGATCATTTCGCTGCCAGATTCTTCTGAATAGTAACGTTTTTTCTTTGCCATGATTGGACCTTTCGTAGAAACTGCTCATAACCCACTTGTGGGCGAGCAAGATTAAAAATATCTCATCGAGATTGAATCTCTAACTAATTATCGCCATCTTATACTAATTACCCAATGACTCAAGCCCTAATGATCCTTGACCTAAGGAGCCTTGTTGAGGCTGAGTTGGTTGTTGATCTATTACTTCAGTTTCAGTAACTTGTTCACGAATAGCATCTCTATCGTCAACTGCTTTAAGTGCATTATTCATTGCTATAAGTTTCTCTAGTTGGTTGATATCAAGATCATCGAGTTCTTTTAATGCTTTAGCTCTATCTAGATCAGCTCTAGCTCTATCACTTTCAGCTTCTGCTCTTCTTTCTTCAGCCAACGCTCTATTTTCAGGAATACGAGAGATACGCTCAGCTCCGAGGCCTCTATCCGCATCTGCGCGAGCATTAGCAAGATTAGTCCTAGCTGCTTGTTCTTGCATCTGAGATTGTTCTTGTTGTTGTTGTGCCTGTTGTATTTGCTGTTCTTGCTGCATAGCATTTTCAACGATCTTATCTTTATTCTGTAACGTAGAAGCTTCAAGAAGATCTTTTGTAGATATAGGGACACCTACTTCTTTAAGATGTAACATCTGAGCAAATTGCATTTGACGCTGAGTTGTAGTATTCAGTCCATCTTCTATAGCAGCATCATATACACCGAATGATTTGTTATAGAATTGATCAGTAGGTTCTTCTTCAATAATTCGTTTAATCTTACCAGGAGTAAAGTTACTTTGAATAATATCAATCATGACCTTACCGAGTAACTTCTGTGATCTATCAAGGCTATCAAATAGACCCTGTAATGTAGTAAGTCCAGCACCTTGACGAAGCATAGAAAGAATACCAGCTTTATCATCAGTAGCTGAACCTAGAAGTTCTTCATTAACACCACTAATTTCTTGGATCTCTCTTCCAAGTATCTCTGAAAGTTGTAGCATTGATGGCGGTACTTGCGCAGCCTGTATTTGCTGAACGTCAGTCATCTGAGCTTCTTCTTTAAGAGCTAAGCCACGACCTTGACCATTCAAGAATACATCTTTTGGATTTACAAGTGCGTTCTCTTTATAGATCCAACCTGAATTGATTTGGCTTTCAAGGATATCAAGCTCAATGACCTTACGTCTGTTGTAAAGATACTGAGCATCACGTAGCCCACGAACCATCCCTTGTATACGATTAGTGAAGTCAGACATCTGTGGATTGTAATAACCAAAAACAGGAACGAATGGGTATGTGTCAATTCCTAGAGGGTTCGGTCCGTCGTACATGACTTTACCTTCAACCACAATAGCTAACTTAACAGTTGGAATATCTTGATCAACTACTGTAATAGTAGGGTAAGTCTTCAAGAATAGAGCTAACTGCTCTTCATCTTGGCCTTTCCATTCTTGTGTTTCACCAGTCTGTGAATCAATAAGTAATTTCTGAGTTCTATAATCGCGATAGTAGTATTCATCGTAGGTAAGTAAGTTCTTGATACCGTAGTTATATGATTCAGGCATAAACTGGAACTTACCATCACGACCACTTCCATTCTGTTCACTAAGTCCTAGAATCTCATCTGCTTGAGCTGGCAACAGAGACATTACTTCGCGCTTAGTTAGAAACGAACGCTTCCAAATAGCGTTACAGTCAGAAAGATCTGCTTTCTTAAAGTAAGGATCAATTAAGAATGAGTTATATGAACAGTTATCGACTTTGATATTACCTGAAACAGGATCACTTCTATAATCCATCCAGACTTGCATCAAGTTTAGACCGGTTACAAGTGCACCATGGAAAGAATCAGATACAGTTTCTAATACATTCTCTTGCCTGTTAGCAAACATTAAAGTTTTAGTGAACTGATCAGCAGTCTTAGAGTCACTGTTTTCTACCCCAACAACAACAGTAGATTTACGATTACGGCGCTGATGGCCAGAAACCATATTAATTACTCTACGGATACGATTAAAGTTAAATTGTTTTTTACGACTAGCAGGGAGATTGCCATATAGATCATTCCACAAAGTTTGGTCACCCGCTTCAAATCTTGTATCAGTGTCAGCTTCACTCCAAAATGACTGATTAATCGTTATAGACTCAGCATAGAAAGATTCCATGCGATTGAGTATTTCTTTGTCGCCCGTGTTATAGTACGTAGCGCCCAATTGCGGAAAAAGCATTCTACACTCCTAGATATATTTCAGAATAATTTTATCACTATTCCAATCATACTATTCAGATATTTTTTTTGTACAAGATCTTCTAAGTTTACCCTCACGGAGGGTTGCCTTAGTCATAGCACGCTTTACAGATTCTTTACCTTTGATCAAATCAGGATCACGTTTAAAGCATGCTTTTTGAGAACACATTAATGTATCGCCACAACCAGAACCATGCGACTTAAGTGCACGTGCATTCATCTGTGATTGCTGCTGCTTAAATGCGTTAGATACACGCATACGAGTAGACTTATCTCGAGTACATTCTTTTACTGAGTCAGTACGATGTACAGGTTGCATAGGATTTCCAAGCTCCTCAATAGGAACAAAACTCATCTTAAACTTATTCCATAATCTTCTTAATAAACTAAACATCATCTTCTCCTTTAACTCTATCGTTTTTAACTTGATACGAACTCTCATCTATCGGCCTCTTCTTGCCATACTTTTCATCATCTTTATTGATCTTACTGAGCGCTTCCTCTTTACCTTCTTTACTAATTTGATGATCTCTTGGATCTTCTCCTTGCCCAAAAGCGTACAACATTTCATATTGTGATGAATCAAACTCATCATGAATAAATGATAGCTTGTTAATACGCTTCTTCATTACATGCTGTAACAATAGCCTAATATATTTCTGCTTATTCTTTTCTACCTGTCCAAACTCTTTAAGATCTATTGGGTTGAAAACCTTAAATCCATAGTTCTTAAAAGTAAGTTTATAGTCCTTTGCAGGATCAGAAAGTATCTGATCAATGATGCAATAAACTTCCTGTAAAGAATGGTCTAATTGCTTAAGGTGTGCATCTAGTTCATTAAGTTCTTGATTTAACATATATAGCTTCTCCTACTTTTAATCCTCGTTTACAACAATCCCGTGGTGATAACTGGCAACTTCGATCAAGATATGCTACCCACTTTGATTGTGCTCGAGACAACATTACATTAAAATGATGTGGTAAAAGAAATTCTTTACCAGTTATATCTTCTATATTTTTAATAAAATGATCGCTCTTATATTGATAATCTTTTTCATAAATCCTCATTGCGTACTCTTGAACACCTTTACCCGTTAGAACCATAGCTCTTCGTCCACAATTATCTCGATACGTAAGCTCATAAAATTTATAACTTCCTCCTTGAGATCCTGGATATGTCTTTTGCCAAATACTTTTACAATTAAAAGTAAAATATTCTTTATACAGTTTTCGAGCATGAAAAGCTCTTCGATTATCAAGTATATGATCTTTTCCAGATGATCCATATAAGAATTCATTCATCTCATCTAGAAAAGGTTTTCTATAAGCAGAACGAGATTCTTGGATAGACCCTAAACGTCTATCTGTATACCTTGCCCCTACAATTTTTTCAGCAAATTTTATAAATCTATCTTTTACCATTATCCTCCTCTTTTATCCTTAGAAATGTGGCGTATTAGGTAAGTCATTTCGAAATATAGAAGGTGTGTTTTCATTACCTGTTCCATACATTGCTTCATTGTAACGCCTATCAAGATCTTCAGGAGTTGCTCCCTTACGAGTTCTAGACAGAGAAACACATAGATATCTCATTGTATCTGCATAGTGAGAGAATTCATCATGAAGCATGCGACCGCTAAACTTACCGTTTTTATTTTTTTCTTGTCGACAACGCTCTAATGCTTTAATTAAATCTTTGCAATTTACAGTGTCAATCCAAAATCTTCCAAATGCAGTTCGAACTGCTTCAATACCATCAGCAATAGGAATATTAGGAACTATCTTAAAACTAATCCCAAGCTGACGAGCTTTCTCTAATCTAGTTATACCAGTACCCAATTCCTTAACCTTTATGTCATGCGGTGCAAAATGAGATTGGTACAAATATGGCTTTTCTTTTAATATCTTAGCGTAATGATCCAATCCTAATCCGTTATTAGAATAGCTATCAATTATACGTACCGTTTGTCCAATGCATTGCCAGAAAATGATAGTCGTGTCATCTCTCATGCCCAAATCCCAAGCAGTAAATACTGGGAATCCTGGCTCCCAAGAAACACTTCCAATTTGGCCACGCAAATGCAATTTATCCATATAGTCAGAATAGTAAAATCCTTCCCCTTCAATCTCAAACGAACAATAATATTCTTGCATTGCAAGCCCTGCACTCATCTCGCCAGAATCGATCTCTTTTTGAATTAATTCTTCACTTATATGTTTGGTATCAGTTACAGAAAGTTTTTGAGCAAACCAATCAGGAGAATCCAGAGCTAATTGATATAGAGTCCAAAGATGATTTTGACGGCCACGAGGTGTACTAATAAAAAGAGCTTTACCATCATTTGCAGTCAAGATAGGACGTATAAAACTGTAGCAACGAACATCCTGTAGCGAATATTCACTAAATACAACCATTTGCGGGTTAGTTCCCATCAATGCGTCATAATTATCACTACCAACAAGTTGAAGGAGTGATCCGTTCTTAAAGCGAATAGACATTTCTTGAGAGTTTTTAGATGCTACAAGATCGTGAGGTATAAAATCAAGAATACGCTTACCACTATTTGTAATACTCTGCCAAATCACTCGCTTTGCCTGTGCAAATGTAGGAAAAATGTAGTATACAACACAAACTTTTTTTAAACATTCTCTAATACAAAGATTGAAAGCTACAATATCTTTTCCACTTCTGCGGGGCCAAATAGCGAGAACGCGCTTGTAACCTTTGTTCTCAATAGCATCACATATCGCAAGTTGATATGGACGAGGTACAAAGGTATTTAAATGTATAGCATTCTCTGACATTGCTTCCTAATTTAAAGAGGGCACCGGTACGAGTCTGCGTTAGAGTGCCCTCAAGTAGTATTTGATCACCATAATCAAACCAAGGACATTTTACCCACAAGTGGGTTAGAATTAAATTCCGTAGACTCAGGTGATTATTGCAAACGATATAAACATGCTGGAGAGAAGAGTATACGAGACCCCTGAGTCTACGCTGTAAAAAAACCTACAATCGAGTTAGTAGGAAGTTTACTTTTTATTCTTTAATAACTTTCTTATCAGCTACTGGTGCAGATGGCACTTTGTCCGCTTCTGGAGCAGCTTCTGATTTTTCAGGAAATCTCTGTGATAATCGCTTTGAAAGCTCGTCAAACTCTTTCTTAAATTTTGCTCTTACCGCATCGGCTTCTTCAGAAGACTTATCTTTAACTTCTGCAAGCGCTTCTTCAAATTTTGATTCC